CCCAATTCAAAGCCGAAAAATGCGCCGCCGAAGTCGCCAACATCCGCCAAGCCATGCTGCAAGACGGCATCGCGCTGTGTGGCTTCTTCGCCGAATTGGAACACCATCTCGCGCAGGGCGAACCCATCACCGAATACCAAATCGGCGAAATGCTGCTCGCCCACCGCAGCCAGCGCGACCATTTCGTCTCCGATAGCTTTGGCACGATTGCGGGCTACAACGCCAACGGCGCGATGCCGCATTACTCCGCCCCCGCCATAGGCAGCCTGAAAATCGCAGGTGACGGCTTATTGCTGATAGACAGCGGCGCGCAATACCATTGCGGCACCACCGACATCACGCGCACCGTCCCCATCGGCACACCATCCGCCGCGCAAATCCGCGACTTCACGCTGGTGTTGCAAGCGCACATCGCCCTTGCCCGCGCCGTGTTCCCCAACGGCATCGCCGCGCCGATGATAGATGCCATCTGCCGCGCCCCGCTGTGGCAAGCCCAGCGCGACTACGGACACGGCACAGGACACGGCGTGGGCTATTTTTTAAACGTGCACGAACCGCCACAACGCATCTCCTACTTCGCGCCCAACACGCCCGAATACGCGCTGCACCAAGGGATGCTCACATCCAACGAACCCGCGCTCTATCGCCCCAACCAATGGGGCATCCGCATAGAAAGCCTAGTCGTTGCCCAACCTGTTGCCCAGCCGCAAGAAACCCAGTTTGGCGACTACCTTTGCTTTGAAACGGTAACGCTTTGCCCGATTGACACGCGGCTGGTGGATGCCACGCTGCTGCGCCCAGACGAGCGCGATTGGCTCAACGCCTACCACACCAGCGTGCGCGAAAAACTGCTGCCGTTTGTGAACGGCGCGGCAAGAGATTGGCTCATCGCGCGCACCCAAGCCATTTAATCCGTTTTCAGGCTGCCTAAGCGACAAAGTCAAAATGGCAGCCTGAAAAACAATCATTCAAGGCAGCCTGAAAGTGTCCTACATCCCCGATGGCGTAACCGAATACGACACCTAACCCGACCCGCTCAACAACAACCGCGCCAGCCGCATCCGCTTAGCCGCCGCCTGCCTGCCGCTGTTTGCGGGCATTGGCGTGCTGGCGAAAGTGCTGCTGTGGCTGCATCAATCATGCGCCGAAGGCTGCAACCTCTCGTTTGGTCCGCGCATCGGTGGTGCGGTGGGCGTGGCGGTGCTGGCAACGTTTGTGCTGCTGCGCCAACAAAACATCTGGCTGGAACGCCGTTGCAACTGTAACCGCGCGCTCGTTTTGTCATCATTTTGCATTTATTTTGTCATTGTGGCGTATGCCAAAATAAGTGCAAATTTGATTGATGCAATCACAATAAAAAAGCCCCTTTCGTGGCTTTTATCACAAGAACTTGCTGATTACAATTAATGCTGCTACTGCGGTTATTAAGCCTGTCGCAATCATTATCGGCTAATAATTCATCACCACCAACTCTCCGCGCTTGCCTCTGCTTTCAGCTTGCCTGCCCACCGAATACGCCAGCTCCAATTCCACCACCTTAAATTCAGCAAATAAAGCACGAATATCAGGGTGGTCGTTGATGCTTAACATCATTTTGCCCTGCATACTGCGCATGGCTTGGGCAAGCTGTTCGTATTCTGACCAATCAAACCCGCGCCCATAGTCTGCGGTTTGCCAGTAAGGCGGGTCGGCGTAGAAAAAGGTGTGCGGGCGGTCGTAACGTTTCAAGCAGCTTTGCCATGTTTCGTTTTCCACAAACACTCCGCCGAGCCGTTGCTGCGCGGTGTACAATTTTTGTGCCACGGTGGCGGCATTCCATGCTTTGCTGGTGGTGGCTGTGCCATAGTGTCGCCCAAATGGTTTTTTACCAAATGTATTGTATTGCAGATAAAAGAAACGCGCCGCGCGTTGAATGTCGGTTAAGGTATCGGGCGGCGTGGCTTGCAGTTGAACAAAGATTTGGCGGCTGCTCAACTGCCATGCGAACTGGCGCACAAATTCGTCAAAATGATGCTGCACCACGCGATAAAGATTCACCAAATCGCCGTTGATGTCATTCAACACTTCGCAGCGGGCAGGTTTGTCGCGCAGAAAAAACAAAGCCGCTCCGCCTGCAAACAGCTCCACATAACAACTATGCTCGGGAAATAACGGCAGCAAATGCTTGGCTAAACGGCGTTTGCCGCCCATCCACGCGATAATGGGCATGGGTTTAGTGTCTGTCTGTCTGTCTGTCTGTCTGTCTGTCTGTAAAAATTGTTGCATGCTGTTTTCCCTTGTCAAACGGTTTTTCTAAATTTTGTTGCATAAATTGCCTTTCTCGTTGCTCAAATTTCCTGATGTCAGGACTTTTCTTTTGTTGTTTCAGGCTGCCTGAAATAAATCCGCCAACGCCTGCGGGCTATACTTTTAAGGCTGCCCCAATGCCTTTTGACGATAACCCTCCAACTGCCAAAGTTTCTCAAACGCATTGTTGTAGGCAATCTCACGCCCGATTTGCGCGTCAAAATTTTCAGGGCTGATACAAGCACTTTCGCCTGTTACCACAAATCCGCTTTTCAACGTCAAAACACAAATCGTCAATGTGGAATTTTCATGGCGGATATATTCTGATTTTTCAATCAAATTTTCCAAATAAGTTTTAGTCAATGTTTTCATGGTTAATCTCCAAATAAAAGTTACTTAAACAAAGTTCAATCTTGCTTGCAAAAAGCAAACGATTGATTTAAAAAGTTTTTACAGTTGCCGAAACACCTTGCTTAAAGACATTCAGCTTTTCCAGGCAGCCTGAAATAAATCCGCCAACGCCTGCGGGCTATACTTTTCAGGCTGTCCCAGCCCCAACGCTTTGGCGCACCACTCCGAGCAAAACCATCTCTGCGCAACCTGCCGCACGGGCAACACCACGCCCAACGCGCCGATATAGTCATATTTCGCCCCTTGCGTGGTTTGATACAGCGCCCACACTTTTTCATGCGTCTCCGCATCGCGGATGGGGATTAAATCCCATTTGTCGGCAGGCAGCAGCATGGTTTTGCTGCGCACGCCGCCGTCGCGCAGGCTGGCGGAATAGCAGTGATAGTCATCGGTAAAACCATGCTTAACGGCAATCTCGCAGTGGCTGTACTGCCCGCGCGTGGCGATCCGCACCGCCCAATCCATCAACCGCTGCCACAACTCGCGCGGCGATGTGCCGCGTTTGCGCCCTTTGTAGAGTGCCAAATAAACTCGCGTCATCGCCTAACCTCCCATTTCAGGCAGCCTGAAAGTCAGCTCAATCGCCGCTAAATCATCCAACGTTTTTGCCTGCTCAATCAGCACTTGCAACGCCTGCCGTTGCCCCGCCACGCCCGCCGCCAGCGTCTCATACTGCTGCGTTTTGCGCAGCGCGGCACGAATTAGCGTGATGCGGTCAATGCCGCGATGCTGGGCGATGCCATCCAACACAGGGGTCGGCGCGTTGTCATCATCTGCCCATGCTCGCGCTTCAGCTCCCTGCATCGCCCACGTTTCCTGCTCAAAGGCGGGGACAATATCGGTTTTGGCGTACTTATCCACAAACGCCTGCGCTGCGTTGGCAAGTTCCGCCAGTTTCGCATTTTGGGCAGCCTGAAACGCCGCTTGAACCGCTTGGGCTTGCTTGGCTTTGTCCACCACCCAAGCCTTGCCGTTCCATGTATGCGCAGGCGATGGGCGGGGAATAATGGATAAATCCGCGCCAATGTGCGCCCCCGTGTTGAGCGCATCCAACAACGCCTGATGCTGTTGCGCATCAATTGCCTGCGCGTCCTCGGGTATCTGCGCCGCGCTGTGGATTTGGTCGTCAAAAAACGCCTGCGCGCTGTGCGAGTAATAAATCATGGTTAATCTCCCGTAAAAACATCAATGTCCGATGGCAAACCAAAACAATTCCTGCTCGCCAAACGTGCCGTTTTCGGAAAAGCCAACATGGATGGAGCTGTTTTCCAGCCAAGCCACATGCGCCGATGCCACGTTATTGCCCTGCACAGCGCCGCCGATGGAAATAGTCGCCTGCGCGTTAAGGTTGGCGTTGGGAAATGAGATGGGCATCCATACCCTGTAAAAGCCGTCGCCCTGCACCCTTAATCTGCCCCATTGCAATATCAGCCCACCCGGCAAACGCTGATAGCCGTTTTGCCCGAACGAATTGCTAGCAAAATGCCCGTCAAACACAAAATCGCCCAAGTCGGTGCTGTCCACCGTGGCTTTGAGCCGGTTACCGCTCCACCCGATTTTGACTTGGTTGCCCGCGTTTTGCCCGATGCCCGCACCGCTGCGCACAAAGCCCTCGTGCAGCCAGCCGTAAGCATTGGTCCACACGGCATGGTTGTACACGCTCAATCCGCTTATCCTGCGGTCGGCGTTGGTCGCACCGGGTGGCGTAACCGAAAAGCGCAGGCTGTATTGCCCGTTGCCGTCGGAAACCACCTGTATGCCCCCGCGCGGAATGTCGCGCACATAAGCGTCAAAAAAGACGTTTTTGCCCTCGGCAGGCTGGTTGGCGATAAAGCCCACCCAGTCGTTGGCGTACTGGACTTTAATCGGCGCGCCCGAGCTAAGCCCCTGTGCGAAATCTTTATAGCCCGTGATGGTTTGATTGGTAGATAAAGTAACGCCGCTGTTGCCGTCCAGCTTGCTCTCGGCAAGCACCTTGCCCTGCGCGGCGGATAAAGCGGCGGTGGTATCATTGCTGTTGAGCGCGTCGATGAGCCTAACCACGCCTGCCAGCGTGTCGGTGGCGCGCTCAATTTTATGGGTATGCCCTGTTGCGCCATTGGCCGTTTGGTTTTCGGTATCGCCCGACAGCGTGGCAGGGTTGGTGGCATCGTTTGTCAGTTTTTTAAGCGCGTTGAGCATTTGGTTGCGCTGCGCCTTATCGGGGGTCAAGCCGCCCGCGCGCACCACCTCCAATATTTCCGCCTGCACTTGGTTGAGCCACCAAGCGGGCAGAATGGTGCCCAACTCGGTCGTGCCGTTGCCGTCATGAAATTCGTTGTCTTGGGTCTCAATTGCTAACATGCTTATCCAATCCTTTGTTTTATAAAATTTAATTAACCTGTATAGGTAAAACGCACGAAACTGTGCGCGGGCTTTAAATCCTCAAACACGCGCTCGATGACGTTGTCGCTAAAACTGCTCAACCGCTCGCCCGCGCAGCTCGCCCCCGCGCAAAACCGCCACACCGTCTGCGTGCTCGCCGCCACATTGACCACCCACACCCACATAATCTCTTCGGGAGCAAGCCGTTCGCCCGCTCGGTTGATGCCCACGCGAAACGGCTGCGGCTCGTCAATCGTAATCGTGTAGCCCGCGCTTTGCGCCAGCTGGATAAAATAGGGAATGCTCAACCCGCCTACCGCGTTGATTTTGAGCAACACCGCCGATAGCCGCGCCGCATAAGGCTTGCCTGCATTGGTTGTCTCCAAGCCCAACACCCGCTCCCAATCCGCCAGCAACGCGCCCGATGTGTCGGGCAAACACGCCCCTACCACCGCTCCCGCGCTGCGTGCCACCCCATCCAACACCTGCGCATCAATCTGCGCCTGCTGTCGCACCCGCGCCCCACCCCGCGCATAAGACACAGGCGGCAGCAAGCCCAGCAACACTTCCTGATAATTCATGCCATCCGCTCCATGTTCAGGCTGCCCAATTTAAACCATTCAATCTTGTTCACCGTGTCGGCGGTCAAATTGGCACGCGGTGCCAGCAACACCCTATCCACCACCCCCGCAGCATTGCTGATTACCGCTTCCAATTGCGACACCACCACGTCGTCGGCGGGTATCAGCGCGTCAAAATAAGCGTCCAAGGCAGCCTGAATTTCGCGCTGCGCCGCCGCCCAATCCGCGCCAGCTAGCTTAACTCGCACGCGCACATCCACCCGCGTAATATCAGGCGCAAGCACGCGCACATTTTTGGCGGTAACAGGGCGCACCGCATCAATATAGTTTTGCACCGCCGCCAAGGTTTCCGCGCTGGGCAATTGATTGGCTGATGTAATCGCCACATCCACCGTGCCCAAGCCGCGCCGCAGCGGGTAAACATAGGCGCTGGATACGCCATCCACACTTAACGCCCAGTTTTTATAATCGTGCCGATTACCACCTGCGGGCGGACGGCGGATGCGCTCCAACAAGCGCGACAACAGCGAAGCATCGTTTTCCACATCCGTGCCGCCTGTCGCCGATAGCATCACATCGCTGCTGATGCCCGCGCTGGCTGCCATCAATTGCCCTGCGGTGGTGTCGCAATTGCCCTGCTCGCCCGCCTCTGCCGCCGCAATCGGCACACGCGCGCTTAAATCGCTGCCAATAGTCGCCTCGGCGGTGGTGGCGTAAAAACGGTTGCCCAGCTTAATCTGCACCCCCGCTGCCAATACCGCGCCCGCTGTGCCCGCCAGTGTTGCCGTGCCGCCTGCGCGGGTTGCCGCACGGCGCGTAATCCCGCGCAATACCGCGTGTCGCTCCAAATAATCGGTGTCTGCCGTGTCGGGGAAGATTTGCCGCGTTATCCACGTTTGATGCGCGTATTGCCCCGCCGCGCAAGAAGCCAAGCGCGAAGCGTGCACATAATGGTCGCTATCGGCGCTGATGTCGGCATCGGGTATCAGCGATTGCGTGTCGCGCAAAATCGCCGCGCGAATGGTGTCAAAATCAGGGGGTGTAAACATGGGTTTAAAATCTTTTTAAAAACGGTTAAACAGGCGTTTTCAGGCTGCCCTACACAATCGGCACACGGTGGTTATAATCAAAGCCGCCTTGTGCCGTCTCCACGCGGATGCGCAGCAGCAACCAGCCATTGTGCGGCTGCGTGGCGGATACGCTGATTTGCCGCGCTCGCCCATCGTCCACAATCGGCTGCAAGGCTTCCATTGCATACTGCTCTGCCAGCAACCCCACCCGCGCCACATCTTTTTCTCGCTGCAAAAGGTGCAACAGCGAGCCAATGCTTTTATCCGCCCACCATGTGCCCAGCGGCGTGCGCAAGCGGATATACACCGCGTTTTGCAGGTTTTTAACGGCGCGCCCCGTGTAATCGCCGGTTAAAGGGTTCAATTCTTTATCCATACTGGCATCATACGACGCAGCAAAGCAGGGCAGGCAGGCGCACCGCTTCGCCCCAAAAAAAGGCAGCCAAAACGAATAAACCGTTTCAGGCTGCCTCTGCTTGTTTCCATCCATGCGCTATTGCGCCGCTCCCGTTGTGCCACCGCTGTCGCCCGGATGCGTGTGTTGCTGCACCGATATATCCCCCGCCACCACATCGCCCGTGGTTTTCAGGCTGCCCTCGATGCGCACCGCATCGCCGCCTTCGCCGCCCGAAATGGCTAAACCGTTTTGCCCTGTGATTTGCCCTTTTGCTAACACCTGCGCACTTGCCTCCACCAGCGGGCTATCAATCCGCACCTTTTGGCTGGCGCGAATCACCAAATTATCGCAGTCCATCTCAATCAACCGCCCCTGCTTCAACACAATGCTGCTGCCCGATTGGTCATACACCGCCACCTCGCCGCCTTGCAAATTTTTCACCCGAAAACTGCCATGCTCGCTGGCAATCACAATGCCATGCGTGGTATCGCCGCCCAAAGGCAACACAATCATCTCGCTGCCAGTAGGCGCATGGCTGGTAAAGCCAAATTGCTGCAATTGCTCCACATCTTGCAGTGTTTCATCGGCTAAACCCTGCACCTGCACGCGCTGAATCGGCTCGCCCGATTGCGTTGCCGCCACCTTGCCGCGAAATGCCTGCCGAATCCCATCTTGCACGCCCCGCGCCACCTGCGCGGTTCGCTTTGCCAATTTTGCCAAACTCATCTGCTTTTCAACTCCTCGCCCTTATCCTTGCCCCGCGCCGTTTTGCGCTTGCCCTTGCGTTTGCGCGCCCGCTCCGCTTTTTTCGCATAGGCATCGGGTGTCCACACGCCATCTTCTTTTAGCCGCAGCTCCGTTTGCGTGCCACCCATGCGGCTCAACATCAAACGCCGCCCCATCACAAAGAAAATCGCATCAATGCCTTCTTCCTCGTCAATCAAATGCACGCGCTGCCCCGCCGCCCACA